CAATTAAGTTTGATGAAACAAAACAAAAGATATATGGTCTTGAAAGATTAGATTTAAATAAACCTGTGATGATAACTGAAGGACCTATTGATAGTTTATTTTTAGATAATGCTATTGCACTTGCAGGTGCTGATGCAGACATAAAAATTAATCATGAACAATGTACAATGATATTCGATAACGAACCTCGCAATCAAGAGATTATAAATCGTATGATAAAAGCTGTTGATAAAAACTTTAATTTAGTAGTGTGGCCAAAGACATTGAAATACAAAGATATTAATGATATAATTATTTCAGGAAAAACATCAAAAGAGATACAAACTCTTATAAGTAATAACACACATAGCGGACTTACAGCATTACAACAAATAAACAATTGGAAAAGGATTTAATAGATGACCTCTAACGAAGAAATAAATGTAACAAAAAGAAACGGTAGGGGCAAAGAGTCCTTGAATATTGACAAGATTCACTCAATGGTCGGATTTGCAACAGAAGGTATTACAGGTGTTAGTGCTTCTCATGTTGAGATGAATAGTGGGTTACAATTCTTTGACGGCATATCAACAGATGATATACAACAAATTTTAATTAAGTCAGCAAATGATTTAATAAGTTTAGATAATCCTAATTATCAATTTGTCGCAGCTAGATTACTATTATTTTCACTTCGTAAAAATTTATTTCATAGATTATGGGAACACCCAAAGTTCATAGACCATATTAAAAATCTTATTGATTTAGGATTATATGATAAAGGTATACTACAAAATTATACCGAAGCAGAAATTGATAGAATGGGTATGTGGGTTGACCATGAAAGAGATTATAGTTTTACTTATGCAGGATTAAGACAAGTCATGGATAAATATCTAGTACAAGATAGAAGCAATGGTGAGATTTTTGAAACGCCACAGTTTATGTATATGATGATATCTGCTACATTGTTTGCAAAGTATCCAAAAGAAAGTAGATTACAATATGTCAAAAAATACTATGATGCAATCAGTAGATTTAAAATTAATATCCCCACGCCTGTTATGGCTGGTGTTCGTACTCCTCTTAGGCAGTTTGCGAGTTGTGTACTAGTTGATAGTGATGATACTCTTTCTAGTATTTTTAGTTCTGATATGGCTATTGGTCGTTATGTTGCCCAAAGAGCAGGTATCGGCATCAATGCAGGAAGAATTAGAGGAATCAATTCGAAAATTCGTGGAGGTGAGATACAACATACTGGTGTCATTCCTTTCCTTAAAAAATTTGAAGCAACGGTTAGGTGTTGTACACAAAATGGAGTTAGAGGGGGTTCAGCAACAGTTCACTTTCCAATCTGGCACCAAGAAATAGAAGATATACTTGTTTTAAAAAACAATAAAGGTACAGAGGATAACAGAGTAAGAAAACTAGATTACTCTATACAAATATCTAAAATATTTTATGAAAGATTTATTAAAGATGAAGATATAACTTTATTTTCTCCACACGAATGTCCTGATTTATATGAAGCATTTGGTATGCCTGAGTTTGATGAAATGTATGAGAAGTATGAAAGAAAAACATCTATCAGTAAAAAGAAAATTAGAGCTCAGACTTTGTTCATGGACCTATTAAAAGAACGAGCAGAGACAGGTCGTATTTACATTATGAATATTGACCATTGTAATACTCATTCATCATTTAAAGATAAAGTTTATATGTCTAATCTATGTCAAGAGATTACATTACCAACAACACCTATAAAACATATAGACGACCCTGACGGTGAGATTGCCTTATGTATTCTATCTGCTATCAATCTAGGTCTAATTAAAGACAAAGAAGATTTAGAAGACTTATGTGATTTATCTGTAAGAGCATTAGAAGAGGTAATTGATTATCAAGAATATCCAGTAGAAGCTGCAAAGAAATCTACACTTTCAAGAAGAAGTTTAGGTATTGGTTACATAGGTCTTGCTCATTTTCTTGCAAAGAACAAAGTTAAATATGATGACAAAGAAGCATGGAAACTTGTTGATGAAATTACAGAGGCATTTCAATACTATCTATTGAAAGCATCTAATAAACTTGCACAAGAAAGAGGTGCTTGTGAATACTTTGATAAGACTAAATATAGTGATGGTATTCTACCAATAGATTCATATAAGAAAGATGTTGATGATTTAGTCAATAGAAAGTTAAGTTATGATTGGACTACTCTTAGAAAGGATATCAAAGAAAGTGGATTAAGACACTCGACACTATCGGCTCAAATGCCGTCAGAAAGTAGTTCGGTTGTATCAAATGCAACGAACGGTGTTGAACCGCCTCGTGATTTTCTTTCGATTAAGAAAAGTAAAAAAGGAACACTTAAACAAATAGTTCCTGACTACAACAGATTAAAGAATTTCTACACATTATTATGGGACATGAAAAGTAACGAAGGTTACATTAACAGTATTTCTGTTATGCAGAAATATTTTGACCAGGCAATAAGTGGAAACTGGAGTTACAATCCACAGAACTACAAAGACGGTGAGGTGCCAACTTCAGTAATGGCAAATGACTTACTAACTACATATAAGTTAGGTTGGAAAACTTCATATTATCAAAACACATATGATGCAAAATCAGACGTAGATGAACCAACACATTCAGTTGGTTGGCATGATGATGTAAAAGAATCTCAAACTAAGGGGGTAACTATCAATGAAGAAGATGAAGAATCTTGTGAGGCGTGTGCAATATAATGTCTAAAACATTCAATACAAAAAAAGTAGACTGGCTAAAACAACCTATGTTCTTTGGCGAAGAACCTAATACACAAAGATATGACCAACAGAAATATCCTATCTTTGAAAAGTTAAATCAACAACAGTTAGGTTTCTTTTGGCGACCAGAAGAAATATCTCTACAAAAAGATAGAAACGATTTTCAACAACTATCAGATGAACAAAAACATATCTTTACATCTAATCTAAAGTATCAAACACTATTAGATAGTGTACAAGGCCGCGGACCATGTCTGGCATTCTTACCATTTTGTTCTTTACCTGAATTAGAATCCATGTTAGTTGCATGGGATTTTAGTGAGACAATACATAGTCGTTCTTATACTCACATAATGAAGAATGTTTATTCAGACCCAACAGCAGTATTAGATACTATTATTGAAACACCAGAGATTATGGATAGGGCAAAAACTGTAACCGAAGCATATGATAAGTTTATAACTTATGCTCATCAATATCATTTATTTGGTAAAGGCGACCAGTATGAATTAAAGAAACTGTTATATCTAACACTAGTAAATGTGAATATACTAGAGGGTATTAGATTTTATGTCTCATTTGCATGTTCGTTTGCATTTGGTGAATTAAAACTTATGGAAGGTTCTGCTAAGGTTATATCTCTAATCGCTAGAGACGAAAATTTACATCTTGCAGTATCACAAAACATTATAAATAACTATCGTAAAAAAGAAGATGATAAAGAAATGCTTAAAATTATGAAAGAATGTGAACAACAAGTTTACGATATGTATGATACAGCTGTTCAACAAGAAAAAGATTGGGCAAAGTATTTGTTTAATCAAGGCTCTATGATTGGTCTAAATGATGTACTACTCAATCAGTATGTAGAATATATGGCAAACAAGAGAATGAGGGCAATTGGTTTAAATTCTGTTTATGACCAACCCGCTAATCAAAACCCACTACCTTGGACCCAACATTGGTTGAATAGTAAAGGACTTCAAAATGCACCACAAGAAACTGAGATAGAAAGCTATATCGTTGGTGGTATAAAACAAGATGTCGAAAAAGAGACATTCAAAGGATTTAAACTATGACAAGAAACCCCAACTTAAAAACGGTATGTGAGAATTGCTCAGCCACATACATAGTAAAACATGATTTACCAGAAGATTATATAGAGCAATTTTGTCCATTCTGTGGTCATGAACACGAAGAAGTTGAAGATACAATAACAGATATTGATGACAACTGGGACTAAATGGACATATGATGGTAAAGTAGTTGAAGAACTTCCAGAAGGTTGTGAGGCTTTTGTTTATCTAATAACAAATCTGATTGACCATAAAAAGTATGTGGGCAAGAAGTTAGCAAAATTCAAAACTACAAAGAAACCACTCAAAGGTCGAAAGAATAAAAGAAGAGGCACAAAAGAAAGTGATTGGAAAACCTATTGGGGTTCAAACTCTCACTTAGTTGATGATGTGCTTAGACTAGGTGAAAAACAGTTCACTAGAGAGATACTACACTATTGCCCTACTAGGGGTGTCGCAAGTTACTTAGAAGCACAAGAACAATTTGAGAGAAAAGTCTTAGAAACTGATGAATATTATAACGGTATTATCAATGTTCGTATCGGTGGTTCAAGTATTTTAAGAGAATCACTCAAAAATAAACTGGAATAATTCCAATTAATTTATAAACCCCTGATTTTACTACGTTTTTTAGTCCATTTTTATTGGAATAATGCTTGACATACTCAGTCAAATGACATATAATGTATGTATATTATGAAAAAAGTGAGAGGAAACTACATTATGAAAGACTTTAAAAAAGAAAACTTTGACTACTCAGGTGGTTATTTAACTTACGAGGGTAAATTTGTTGCTCGTTTTAAGTATCGTGGTCCAATAACAATGGCAAAATTCAGAAACTTTTTAATTAAAAACTTTAAAGTTGAAGAATACTTTGAGGCGGCTGAAAAAAGTTCACCACTTCAAGCAATATTTGCTAAAAAAATACCAATATTTAAAAGTTCCTGTTATTCTCCAGACATATTATTTCCGGAGAATGTATAATGAAAAAATTTAAATTACATCAAATTCATCTAACAGATGAAGAACGTGACCTTGTTAATGCAAAAGGTCATGACGCTGTCCCTAAACACTTAATTAAATGCAATATGAATTTCAATGATGATGTTGTTGCTCTTGCAAAAGAAGCATTTGATAAAGATTATTATTCTCATGTTAGTAATATTAATGCTGAGAATCTTGAAGATGTCTTCTCTGTAGGCAACATGGGACCAGAATCACAAATCGAAAGATTTGCAAATACTAATATGTATTCTGTAAGTGTTGGCGATATTGTTGAAGACAAAGAAACAAACAAGAAATTTGTTGTTGCAAGTATGGGTTTTAAGGAGGTTGCGTAATGTTTAAATTGAAAAAGTTTTTAATTACAATTTGTATATTCACATGGGGAATGTTCTTTTTGAACATCTCTGTTCTGGCTAGTGATATGAACGAAGCAATTGCTGGTCATGTAATTAAACAAGAAGTACAAGGCAATCCAGTTGACTCGTCTGCCTTATTTGAGTCAGAGATGCAAAGGATTGCTCATAATTATTCTTTAGAAATGATATCTGTTTTACAAAAATATTTACCATCTATGTTAGATAGTATTTCAGCAGAGTTAAGAGCAAAGGCAGATAAGAATTACAAATGTGCTTTACAATCAGACGAATATAAAAATAAGGAATGTAAATAATGTTTCATGTAGTTTATTCTAGACACTATTGGGACCATGATTCAGATGGCGGATATGATACATTCGCAAATACTTGGACTCTATACAGAAATGTATCATATTCTCAAGTAGAGTATATGAAAAATAAAATTTATGAAATGAGAAAAAATGCTGATAGAGTGTATGATGATTATGAAAAAAAAGAAAAACACAAATCGGATCCTGAACAATTTGATAGGTCTGAAGTTTATATTGTAGACGACAGAGACTATTTTAAAACATATAAGCAGGTATATCCTGATGTTTACATTGGACCTGCTGGTCTGATACCAGCAAAAGAAGATTATTACTACAGTTATGGTCAAAAAACTGATTTTATGCTAATAAAAGATTTTGATATCGAATATACATGGTACGCTAAAGACTGGACACAAGAACAGATAGAAGACGAGTACAAGAAAAGAGATAAGGAAACTGCTTGACAAGTATACTAATATAGTATATAATTATATTATTAACGAGGATATATTATGGGTTTATTTTATGTACACATACCTAAGAGTTCAGGTATGAAGAAGAAGAAACTACCTAAAGCGTTAGGTACAAAGAAGATGAGTAAGTCGCCTAAGATGAAGAAATTATTAGAGGCAAGAGCAAAGCACAGAAAATTTCTAATTAGTTACGGTGTTAATCCTGATAAGAATATTAGTCCTAAGAATTTTTCAGTAGTTCGTGATAGACAGAATACACCAATTCGAAAATCTGCTGTTGCTAGTAGCACCATAAAATCACTTGACACATCTAAATTACAAGGTTCAGGTGGCACTAAACCACACACTAACTGGCGATTAGAAGAATCTAAAAAGTTCACAGTTGCACCTGCTTATAATAAGGGTGCATATCAAGTTATCAGTCCCAAAGACATCAAAGACATAGGCAGATGAGCATACAATCTAAAACTTATGATGTTGTCTATTATGACGAAGATGGTAAGAAAGAAATTATGAATAGTTTTGCTACGATGGACGAAGCAATGGCAGTTTATTTTCAATGTGTAGAAGGTGATAAAGAAGCACAGATAAATATGAGTTATGATATTGAGGAGAATTACGTTGTTTAGAATATTAATCATATCATTACTATTAAGTGGTTGTGGTAATAAACAAATGCTACCATCACCTCTTAATGAGTTAAATGCAATTAGAAACTTTCTAAACTTTATAAACTTAGTAGATGATGATGAAGAAATAGAAGAAGAAATAGAAGAAGAGAATGTTTCCTCAGGAATAAATACCTCGGGTCTAATTGAAGCTGAAAGAATGGTAATTGGGGAAGACGGTGCTGTTTATCTTATGGGACCTAAAGACAACTATTTCTATAAACCAGGGACATGGATTGCTACAGGAGAAGAAGATGATAGACAATAACGAAAGACGAGACCAAGATTGGATTAATCCACCTGAACCAAAAGAAGATATTGAACCTGATATAGATGCTATTGGTGATGAAATGTGGTTAAGAAAAAAAGAACAAGAAGAAGAAAATGAAAAAAACAAATAAAATTTTATTAATACTATTAACCCTATCTACAATTGGTTGCAGTATGAACACAGTTAAATCACATATAGGAACTGGTGCTGGTGCAGTAGCAGGATATGCTACTTGTAGAGGATTACTTAATACAAATATGCCACTAACTGCTGCTTGTACTGTGGTCGGTGCCGTATGGGGTTCAGCATTGTTTTACAAAAATGATATGAATACACACACAGCAATATTTGTAGATACACTAAACACAGCGCCAGGCAAAAGGTCTCATACAAATTGGGGTAACTCTGCTAATGGTAATTGGGGTTCTGTAACAATCAATAGAACTTATGTAAATCACAATTTCAGATGTAGAGATTATGAGTCAGTCATTAGTATCGAACATTCTTGGCCTATGAACGGCATATCAAGAGAGAGTGAAACAGGAACTGCATGTCAATTACCAGACGGTCGTTGGAAAATAACGGAGAGTACAAACACATGAAAAATTTAATTGCTAAAGTAATAAAGTGGCACGAAGATAGAAATTTAATTGAAGGCTCTACTGATAAAGACCAGGTCTTAAAGTTGCAACAAGAACTTGGTGAGTTGAGTGATAGTGTTTGTAAACAAAAAGATGTGAGAGATGACTTAGGCGACATGATGGTTATTATGTTAAACATAATGAAAAGAAATGATGTTACAATGGAAGAATGTTTAGAGACAGCATACAATGATATTAAAGATAGAAAAGGTAAAATGGTTGATGGTGTTTTTATTAAAGAAAAAGATGATTTTTTTAATGCTAAAAAATATGATTTCTCAAACTGGTCGGATTCGTAATGCAAGACCCTAGAACACCAATAATGCAATCAATGTTACTGCTGATAGTATTTTTATTATTATTTAAGTCCTGTGCATTTGCAGGTGAGAAGTCAGAATGGTTGAATGATAATCCTTGTATGATAAAAGTTATAATTAAAGAGAAATGTTTAGATAGTCAATGTCTAATAACAGAGACAACAAAAGAAGAAGTATTAAAATGTAAAGACGGGTATGATGGTCCTAACTATTGGGAACTATTTGCTCAATTTTATTATGCAGACTTGACAGTTCCTGCTTATTGCAGAGAAGTGGCAAGACCAGACCATCCTTTTAAAACGCCTGGGATGGTTTGTTTAAGTGAAAATGGTGTTTGGGAGAAGAAATAATGTATAAACTATTAGTTACAATAACCTGCGTGGTTGTTTTGACGATACATTGGGGTGAATTTTCTGAGAAAGTAAACTTAGCAAAATTTTTAAGAATAACAGATAATGTAATAAATGAAGTGAAGGAGTAAAACACATGATGAAAATTATATTAATAGCTTTAACATCAATGGCTGTAATAGGCTGTAGTAGTAATTACGAAGTTAAACAAGAAGCAAACATGAAAGATAATCGTTTATTAAATGAGGTGCCTCAATGGTATATTGACGCTTCAGTTGATGAGGGTATTCTTTTTGATAGAGATGCTGAAAAGTATATCTACTCAGTAGGTCAAGGAACAAGTCCTGATTTACAATTAGCAATTCAAAAGGCAACACTAATTGCAAAAGCAAGTCTTGCTGACCAGTTGAAAGGCGAAATGAATCAAAGAAGTGAACTATATACTACTGAGATTGGTTCAAACAATAACAAAAAAGTTGCTTCGAAAGTTGAAGATACAATTGTTAATGTTGTTGCAAAGACCATGGTTCAAGGTTACGAACAATGGGAAAAGGCAGTATATGAAACACCTTTTAGTCAGTATAGAGTTTATATAGGTCTAAAAATGGGTGTTGGTGACGCAAATAGACTTGCTGATTATATTGCTGAAAATGCAAGTAAAGATGTTGATATTGATGTATTAGCAGAAGCAGCAATAGAAGAGGTAATTATTCAATGATTACAGTTTACAGCAAACCAAACTGTCCCTATTGTGATAAGGCCAAGTACTTACTAGAAAATCTTGGTCTACAATATGAGGAAAAAGTGGTTACTAAAGATTTATCTATTGATGAATTATATAAAGTGTTGGGAAAACAAGTTAGAACTATACCACAAATAGTTATGAATGATATTCATGTAGGTGGTTATAATGAGTTAAAAGAACACTTTATTAATGAAGGTAAGATAAATTATAAAGGTGAAAAAATATAGTAAAGGTACATAAATAGTAGCATGATAAACTTTCAACAATACATATCTGAAGGCGTTTACGACCCAAATATATTCAAAGCGTTCTTTCTTGCAGGAGGTCCTGGTTCAGGTAAATCATGGGTTTCTGAAAGAACATTAATGGGTATGGGATTAAAAGTTATTAATAGTGATAATGCTTTTGCGGCTGCCTTAAATAAAGAAAAAATGTCATTAAATATGGCAACAACAAATGCTAAAGAAATTGCAAGGCGTGATGAAATAAGAACAAAGGCAAAAGCAAGAACTGGTGTACAGTTAAAACTTGCATTAGAAGGTCGTTTAGGTCTTATACTAGATAGCACAGCAAGAGATGTCGCAAGAATAGAATCAGAAGCAAACACAATGAGACATATCGGTTATGATGTACATATGGTGTTTGTAAATACAAGTTTAGAAGTTGCTCTCAAAAGAAATCAAATGAGACCAAGAAAAGTACCAGATGCTATTGTGATATCAAATCATAAACAAGTACAACAAAACATAGGTAAATTACAAAATCTATTTGGCACAAGTAATTTTATTATTGTAGATAATAATAAAGTTGCTGAAGATGTAAACCCTAAAGTATACAAAGCAATACGAAGAATGGTAACTAAAGCACCTACATCATATCAAGCAGTCTCATGGATAAAAAGAGAACTGCAAAAGAAAAAAAGAGGTTAGATGGAAAAGAACTCAAATGTGATAAAGTTCCCAACAGATAGAGTTGTTTATAACAACAAACCTGTAAAACCTGAACCATCAGAGGAAGAGGCAAGACGAATTAAAGAAGATATATTTGTTGAGCAAATAACTGAAAGTTTAATCTTAGATATTATTCATGTACTTCAAGAAAATGTTGTTGATACTAAATCAGATGTATTTTTAAGAGACCTAGCAATAGTGATTGAAGCTACTAAAAGTTTATTAAAAAGAGATTTTGGTAGAGATTATCCAATGCAGACCATCTCTGATTCCATTGCCAAAATTCACATACTCAAAGATGGTAGAAAAGTTACTGATATTAATTATGGTAATGTTATTGTTAGAAAGAAAAAAGAATCTAAGAAAAAACAAGAAGAAAGACTACAAGAATTAGATATAGAATTTGAACCTGATATTACACTGGATTAATGCTTGACATCAGGTCAATAACCTGATATAATTATATTATGACATACAAAAAGTTAGATGATAAAATCAAAGCACTAAATTCTACCAGAGTGTTTAAAAAAGTAACACCAAAAGGCGATATATCTTGGTACATTAAATGGGTAGCATGTGTATTTTTACTTATTGCAGCTTGTTTTAGGGCAGTTGGTGAGTTTAATACATTTGACTTATGTTTTAGTTTTTTAGGTGTAGTAGGTTGGCTTTGGGTAGGAATACTATGGCATGACAGAGCAATAATAATGTTGAATGCTGCTCTATCCACACTACTGTTAGTAGGAATATTAAAGGCGTTTATATAATGATAATAGTTGACATAAATCAAATAATGATATCGAACCTGATGGTTCAAATCAATGGCAGAGATGCACCTGAATTAAATGAAGACCTTGTTAGACACATGGTCTTAAATTCACTTCGTGCTCACAATAAAAAATTCAGAAAAGAATACGGCGAGATGGTTATTGCTTGTGATAGTAGTAATGTATGGAGACGAGAAATCTTTCCTAACTACAAGGCAGGTAGAAAAGCAAATAGAGCAAAATCTGAACATGATTGGACTATGATATTTGATATCATATCTAAAGTTAAAAATGAGATTAAAGCATTCTTGCCTTACAAGGTTATAGAAATAGATACAGCAGAGGCAGATGATATAATTGCTGTTCTATGTAGAGGAACTACCGAGAAGGTGCTTATACTATCAGGTGATAAAGATTTCATACAATTACAAAATACGAATAATGATAGAATAAAACAGTATAATCCTGTACTTAATAAATTTGTAGGACAAGATGAAAATCCAAGTCTATATATCAAAGAACATATATTAAAAGGTGATAGAAGCGATGGTATACCAAATGTATTATCAGATGATGATGTGTTCGTTGAAGGTAGAAGACAAAGACCTCTAAGTAAAAAACGTATAAATAGTTGGATAGAAGAAATTTCTATGACCTTTACTGAAGAAGAGCAAAGGAATTACGACCGAAATCGAACATTAAT